AATTCTTTCCAAAGAACAACTTAATTTTATAAAATCGAAATTTGAAACTGGAGGATCGAAATGAGTGTGGTTAAAGAACCAGAGGTGAACTGGACATCGGATCAGATGGTGGAAATTTCACTTGGTGAACCTGATGATTTTTTGAAAGTCAGAGAAACTCTAACAAGAATTGGTGTCGCATCAAGAAAAGAGAAGAAAATATATCAATCATGTCATATACTGCATAAGCAGGGAAGATATTATATTGTTCATTTTAAAGAGTTGTTTGCCTTAGATGGTAAACATGCGAATCTAACTGTGAATGATGTTCAGAGACGTAATCGTATCATTCAGTTGCTTGTTGATTGGGGACTAGTAGAAATACTTAACGCAGATAAAATACAGGATATTGCACCACTTAATCAGATTAAAGTTTTATCTTATAAAGATAAAGGTGATTGGGTATTGGAAACAAAATATAATATCGGAAGTAAAAAAAAGAAGACCGACTAGGCATTTCTTTTTGTTAAGAAATCCTCATAAAAGACCGATTTTATCTCTAAATAATATTGTGGTTAGAAGGAGATTATGCCTATGCACAACTCGATATCATTCAATCATTTGAACTCTTGGGTGCCTTACAATACAAAAAATCCCGACCCAGTAGATGAATATTTCGAATGTATGGTTGAATGTGAAGAAGGTGACAAGACATGTGCACTAGAATGTAGAACACTCTTAGGATAGGAGAAAACCGATGAGTCCATGAGAAAAAGGGAGGGTTATCCACCCTCTCTTTTTTTGTGTTTTATGGTTAAATAGTATTGGATGCCGAAAGGATCCAAATACAACACTCGCTTACTAAGGAGAACTATGAACTTACAAAGGTATCACTCTGCAAATTTACCAGAGTTGATGAAAATAATTTCGAAGAACGGCATAGGTATGGATGATTACCTTGATCGTTTTTTTAATTCTTACGAAACTGTATCAAATTATCCACCATACAATCTTGTTCAGTTAAATAATGTTGAGTCTCTTTTAGAGATTGCCTTAGCTGGATTTAAGAAAAATGAAATTCATGTTTATACTGAGTATGGAAAACTTTTTGTTGAAGGACGAAAAGAAACTGATAAAGAGGGAGGATCCCAGTATATCCATCAAGGCTTGGCTCAAAGAAGTTTCACAAGAGAATGGGCACTTTCAGAAGATGTTGAAGTCAGAGAGGTTCAATTCAAAGATGGACTTCTTACCGTTAAGTTGGGTAAAGTAGTACCAGAACATCATGCACGAAAAGATTATCTATGATATAATAAAAGAACTTGTTATCATGTAATGGATTATAAAAGTTCTGGAGTTGATATAGAAGCAGGAAATGCTTTTGTAACTAGGATCAAAGATACTGTCAAGTCCACCTATCGACCAGAGGTCGTAGGTGGATTTGGTGGTTTTAATGGTATGATTAAAATTCCAGAAGGATATAAAAAACCAATCTTAGTATCAGGAGCAGATGGTGTCGGTACTAAATTATCAATTGCTCAGATTTGGGATAAGCATTATGAGGTGGGTATTGATTTGGTGGCAATGTGTGTCAATGATGTGATTACATGTGGAGCAGAACCATTATATTTTTTGGATTATATTGCAACTGGTAAATTAGATGCAAAAAAATTATCTGAAATTATTACGGGGATTGCCATGGGTTGCACCATGTCTGGATGCACACTGCTAGGTGGTGAGACTGCAGAAATGCCAAGTATGTATGATTCATTGAAATATGATCTAGCAGGATTTTGCACAGGTGTTGTAGAGGAGGATGATATTATTGATGGATCAAATATAAGTAAGGGTGATTTAATAATTGGGATTGAGAGTAGTGGACTTCATAGTAATGGATTTTCTTTAATAAATGATATGCTTTGGAGGCATCAGATTGCTTATCTTAAAATGCCTGAGTTATCTACACCAACACGCATTTATGTATCAGTGGTTAAGGAACTAATCAATGAAGTTCCAATTTTGGGTATGGCACACATTACTGGTGGTGGGATTGTAGAGAACTTACCAAGATGTATTCCTGATGGACTCAAAGCAAATGTGAATTATTATTCATGGCCTTTACCCGACATATTTAAAAAAATTATGCTTGCAGGTGAGATACCACCAGAGGAAATGAAAAGAGTATTTAATTTAGGTATTGGATATTGTATCGTGATTCCGAAAGAAGCAGAGAGAGATGCCCATGATACAATAAATGCATTTGGATATAAAAGTTGGACAATTGGATGGGTTGACAAATCTTGAAAAATAAAGTAATATATGTAATATACAACTTTGAACCACATCGCTTCGGCATCGTGTAGTAGAAGTCAAACGTTAACGCAACCGCATTTACAAATGAAAATTACAATTACAAAACAGGACATCGTAGGTCCACATAAACTACCAGGTTTTAACGGAGTCGGAGAGATAAATCTAGAAAAGTTTGTAGATCGTGAAATAGAGATACCAAGAGGATATGAGTTTGAATCTTTAGGTTCTCTTGATTTAGATAATGAAGTAGATGAACTAGATGATATGTGGTCAAATGATGGGGTTAGAGAAGAAGGTAATACTGAAGAGAGAATCCAAGCATTAGAAAATAACTTTTCTATAAAAGGATATCTAACAGACTACACACCAGGCATGGGATCTAAAGATTCCACTGGAAAAGAAAACCCAGTAGAGGGTAGAGGTAGAGCTTTAGGAGCAAAAAGAAATGGTGAGAAAAAGATACCTTGGATAAATCTCAAGAAGATAGAACCTGGCGAAATGGCTAGAATTAGTGGAGGAGTTTTAGAAAACTTAAAGCATGATCCTGCTACTAAAGGAACTAGAGAAGATGTTATCACATCTGGTTTGACCTTAATAGGTAAAGGAGAATTACAAGCAAATGAAGTTGATGTACACGACTGGTTAAAAACTTGGTTAGATATTCATAATGTTTTTAATCAAAGAAATGTTACTCTTATTATAGATGGTATAGTTAAAAGATCTGCTGAAGAAGAGAATGCAGTTCGTATAAAAGAAAGAAAGAATTGGATGGAGATCTTAGGTAAAGAATTCAATATTCCAGTTGATAATAAAACAACTTTCCTTTTTTCTATGGATTCTGACACATATGCATGTCGTGCTTTTTGTGAAGCAGTATTGGAGTATGGGTCAAAAACTCCAGTAGATATTATACTCTATACAAAGAGGAGATTGCCTTCAGAAGCAAGAAAGAAAAAAAATCAATTCTTAACAGATATTGGGAAATATACCAGACTTATGTACAAAGCAGTTGGTAGTAGAAGAGATACGGAGTTCAAAAATGTTGATCCATCTAAACATTATAAAATTAAGGGATGCATACCTCAGTTTATTGAAGATCATAAGGATGAATGGAATTCTAAAGAATTAGTTGGTATAGATGATTACTAAAATATAGGGGATCTTGACGATCCCTTTTTTTTATGGTATGATATATTTGTAAAACCAAAAACTCCGCACATTAGTGCCATCTTCTTTCGGGTTGATGAATTGTTGATGGATCATAGAATAAAAAAATGCAAATTAAAGATTTTACTGAAAATATTTCAGTAAATAATAACTACCCCTTACAAAAATTTTTAGACTTACCAGAAGTTCCTTGTCAGAGAAATACGGAGGCAAGACTAAGTAAGGCAAGAAAGTATTTAAAAAAAGTAAGACCAGAACATTGTATTGTTCATTTGGTTAGACTTACAAAAGACTGTACCGTTGCTGGAAAATTATATCCTAAAGGTATGATGTTTAGAAATGATGGCAACACTCGTGCAATGAATTGGGATCAACAAGGATCAGATTATCTTCCAGAAAAATTAGTGGCAATCATATACGACTATGAAGATTTAGATCAAATTAAAGAAGCATATGATTGTTTTGATTCTGCTGAAGCAACTGAAAAAAATCAACAGAAAATATATGGCATCCTAACAGGATTCTATGATTACGCTCCGAAATCAGATAAATTGATGGCAGGACAAATTATATCAGGAATGAATAAAGCTTGTCATCTCGTAAAACCAACTGAATGGAATCAAACCAATGTTAAAAGTCCAGAACAATTAAGAGATGAACTTTCTTATTGGATGATTAATGGTTGTCTACAAGCACTTGATGAGTTGATGACTAAAAAAGATAAGTGGTGTCAACCATTTATTGCTGCTGCTCTTTTGAGTTTACGTCATTATGGTTCCAAAAACCAGAAACTTATTCAAGCATGGAAATTGATTGAACAAGAAAAAGGTAACACGATGGGTACAGAATGGGATGGTGTTACCCATATTACTGAAGAGTGGAAGACTGGAAAGTTCTTTAAGGACACTAGTATCTGTAGAGATACTCGTTGGGATAATATGGATCGCACTGTTTCATATATTTTATATTGGATTGATAAGTATATGGAAGATGAAACAGGAACCAAAGTTGGTCGTGGTTGGGAAAATGTTGCCAAAGAATATAGACACAGAACAAAACCTCAAGATATATTAGATTATATTATTAATTGAACAATAAAAAGGGGATCTTGACGATCCCTTTTTTTATGGTATAATATATAAAGAAATTAGAATCAAATGGAAAAAAATATACAGTGTATTATCTTGTCTAGTGGTAATATCTTGATCTCAGAAATTGAAGAATCATTCGGTGATGTACCTGGTGAACCTGATTGTAGATTATTAAATCCTTTTAAAGTGATTAAAACAAATGATGTACAAACTTTGGAACCATGGTTGAGTTGTACAAATCAAACTGAAATAATGCTCAGATCAGGAGATGCTCTGACATTTGTTGAACCAACTGGTGAACTACGTGACAAATATATTAAATTGACATCCTAATGAGGTTTTACACCAACGTCCAAATGGTTGGAGACA